CGCTAATTATATGCGCGATTGGGATGAAAATTTTCCGCAACGTCATTTTACGTTGCATGTAAATTCTTCCCCAGTTTTATTGATCCTAGAAAATATATGTATGTCTGATTTCGAAGATTCGCCTTTCATAAAAAAGATTTTGGTAAGAGTAAAAAAATTGCATACGTGTATAGACACGGTTTCTAAACTAGAGCAACTGTATCATGCACTGTGTGATAACAGCCATAAAATTTATACTTGTTTTTCGCCTGATGCCGATTTAAGAAATAGGGAATAAATCGTATGAACGCATTTCAAAAATGGAAAATAAAACGTATGAACGCATTTCAAAAATGGAAAATAAAACGCTTAGCTAGAGAAGAGTATAAAAAACTTGAAAAAAGTATAGACTGTATACTCAGTGATTTCCCGAAAAAACAAGTTCACCCCTTGCTGATAAAAGTTGAAAATTTTTTAAATGATTTTTATAAATTAGAAAGCAGCAAAGGCGTTTTAAATAAAGATATAGAAGTATCGATGGCTTTCGGTACGTTTAGAATCATGTGGCACTCAATGACGAAAACCATCAGAGTGACTGATAGTAGAGTTTGCATACCTGTGGCAAGCATGTCTATTGAGGATCAAACCGCGATAGTTAAAGATTGTTTAGAGTATTTTATAAAAGAAGTTTACGAAAGATTTACTAATGATAAGGAGCTACACTCATGATCGAAATTAAAATTACAGATCCACAGTTGATAGAAAAAACAGCTTTAAATGGGTTGATTGATTATTTAAAAACTTTTCAAAGTACAGATTTAACCCCAGAAACACTTGAACATACGTCTAATATGCCTAAAGTTATTGAAGAGAAAATAAAACCTAAACGGTCTAAATCGAAAACAAAAGAACCTACTTTCGTTGCTGTTGAACCTGCTGTTTTTGCACGTCCAGAAGGCAATTTAATAATACACGAGTCTTTTACTTTTGAAGATGTGATGACGACTGTAACGCTTGGTATAAAAGAAGATAAACTAAAATCACTTGAAGTATCTGAGATATTAAAAATGTACGGTTTAAAATCGCTGCAAGATTTACGTGTTCAAAACGATTTAATAACCCCCGTGATTACAGATCTCAAACGAATTATAGACACTCACATATTCACGACTAAGGACTCGTTAAGATGACACGGCATTCGGAAATTCCACCCTCTTCGGTACACAGGCGAATGCTGTGCCCGGGGTCTAGAGAATTAGAGTCAACAGTTATAGAAGAATTTTCGAACTATGCGCAAGAGGGAACGCTTGCGCATACTGTTGCTGCATCTCTTCTAGAAGATGAAATTTTACCAGAAAATGCAACAACAGAAATGGTAGAAAACGCGAAAGAATATGTGAAAATTGTACGAGAGAATCACGATGAAAAAACCTGTAGTCCGATTTTCGTCGAAAATTCAGTAAGCATATGCTTACGTTCTTCTGTTTCTGACTCTGAAATAGTTAATTTCGGAACACCGGATGCCTTTTATTTCAGTGGTAAGAGAAATATTTTGAGAGTTTTCGATTACAAGTACGGGTACAAAACTGTCGAAGCAAAAATGAATTGGCAAATGATTTACTACGCGATAGGTATCTTGCAAAGTCATAGAGCTATTTGCTCGCAGGCTATAGAGTTAACTATCGTTCAGCCGAGAATAAATCATGTGAGTACGTGGTCGATTTCAAGAGAAGAACTAAATTCTTATGAAAATTTACTTTATATTTCTGAATTAACTTCTTTAAAAGAAAATGCACTTTTAAAAGTTAATCACTTGTGTTTCACATGCAAAGCTCGATCCATCTGCCCTGCTTTGCGTAAAGCCACTTTAAATACTTTGCATGAAGCAGAGCTACCGATTCGAAACGATTTGAGTAGTCAATCTCTATCTATCGAGATACAACTGTTAGAGCACATGTTAGATCTTGCAAAATGTCGATTATCAGCGCTCGAACAAGAAGCGTTAAGCAGACTTAATGCCGGGAATATAGTACCGAATTACACGATTGAACATACTGCCAGTCGCACGATGTGGAAATATAATTCTGATTTAACAGAGTTAAAAAACTATGCTGAATTATTTGATTGCCAAATAGAAAAACCGATTGAATTTATCACACCACTTCAAGCGATTAAAAAAGGATTGCCGGAAGAATTAGTTGATAAATATTCAGAAAGAAAAAGAGGAGAACCGAAATTAAAATACATTAAAAATACCGCTGATATTTTTAAAAATACTATTGACTAACGCGTAAATAGTATTTAACATTGAATTTAACTTGAAAAAAGGAGATACGAAAATGACACACAAGATAGAATTACTCACCCCCGTAGGTAGGTTAGTACAAGGCTCACTCTACGTCGGACGCACTACTGATGCAGAAGGCAGACCGCTCATTACTAAAAGCGGACAAAATGCGGGAAAGCCTGCGGTTAATTATTTTTTCGCGATTGCAATTGAAAAAAGAGGCGAAACGCATTGGAACCAAACCGAATGGGGTGCAAAAATTTGGAAAATCGGGCAGGCAGGATTTCCCAACGGGCAGTATATGTCCCCCGCTTTCGCATGGAAAATAAAAGATGGTGATTCAGCAATTCCCAATACCAAGGGTATCGCGCCATGTCAAATGGAAGGGTTTCCAGGTCATTGGATTTTAAATTTTTCAAAAAACAATATTCCGCCAATGATTTACACAGATAACGGCGACAGGCAGTTACTAGAACCTGAAGCGGTAAAATTAGGCGACTACATACAATGCTATGGAGACGTTGCAGACAATGAAGCCGTTCAACAACCCGGCGTATATTTGAATTTTAAGTACGTGTGCTTGATACGTGAAGGCCGTCGAATAGTAGTGGGTTTAGCTGCGAAAGATGTCGGATTTGGTGGAGAAATGCCGCAAAATATACTTCTACCTGATCCTATGAAAACGGGATTTAATCCAGCCGCTGTTCCTGTCAGTCCTGTACATGCTAATACTGCGTATACTAACCCTCCCGCCCACCAACCCTCACCTGTCACGCCGCATTACGGTATTTTAGCAGGTTCTTCTACGCATGTTCCTGTAGCTCCTACACCGATGCGAATACAGATACTTCCGAGTGCCAACGGTGTCACTTACGAGCAATTTAGAATGCTTGGAATGACAGATGATCAATTGATCTCAAAAGGTTTAGCGCATTACGTTTAGTGTACCTACCGCCCCCGCGAGGGGGCACCCTATCCCAAGGAAATAAAATGAAATATTCTAAAAAAATTCAGAAAATATCCGACGATCTTATCGCTAATATACTGCAATGTGTCAGCGACAATATGGAACGTAATGAAGATAATATGATAGAAGATTTTGAATCAAACCCAGGAACTTCGCCCTTCGTAGTTTTCCACCTATCACCTTCCGCTGTGATAAAAGCGTATTCTCTTCTTTTCGGGTCTATGCTAGATCAAATACCGAAAGAAGGCGCTTTAGAGTTAATACTAAGCAATAGAGAAATGTTACTCTCTTTAGCAGAACAATTGCGAAATTTACAAAACAAATACAAAACTAAAGGTCATTGAGGATAGAAACAATGGGATCAGCTGAAAATGTTAAACCTGTTTGCGAGCATTGCGGGGGCAACGGGGAGTTCTATGTTACTAAAGAATCTGAACTGCATATCGTAGAGTGTAAATACTGTAGAGGGGGAATCATAGATTTTAATATAAGTGTATATGATTCTTTTCAAAATTTATTATCTTTATTGAAGGAAATGGATTTATGTTACCCGGATTCATTTTTTAAAGCGGACGTTTTTGAAATAAACACAAAGTATTGGGATAATAAAATTTTAATTATCAAAGGTAGACCAGTTGTCCCCACGGTTAAAAAGGTAATTTCTGAAATAGATATAGAATAGGAGGATCACGATGCTACCGCCCGAAGATAAAGTTTCGAGTACTGGCCAAAAAATTATGGAAAAACTTTTTAAGTTGTTTTGTTCAGAAATTGAAATACTAGAAAAAGACGCTAAAATTCCGCGTGACGAGTACTGTAGGATCATCAGGTCTGTTGCGTTTAGCTTTTACGTAGTAACTATGTCTTATTCTTTTTCGGATGTTCCTCGAGAAGATGCAAAAATTATTATTTCAGAAATGGTAATTGAGGTTCATTCTGGTTTGCATAAAGTGCTAAATACACTGTCTGAATTCAAAGATAAAATCACGCTGGAGACATAGCATGGATATTAAAGAGCAAGTTTGCAGCTTTGAGCTAGCAAAAAGGTTAAAAGAATTAGGTGTTGTACAGAATAGATCATACTTTGTCTGGTATAGAATAGTTGGAACTGATAGATTACATACGCGATTACAAGATTTATCGTGGTACCTAGCTTTACTGGGAGAAGGATACGCATGCGATGCATTTAGTGTTGCTGAACTCGGGAAAATTATTTTTGAAATAATTCGAAAGGTGAGCGGAGATTTCGCCGAATCCATAGGATATGAATTCATCCGGTTAACACGAAAATCAAATGACTTTCAATTAGAATTAGAAGCGAATGTTAGAGCTAAACTTCTTATCTATATTTTAGAAAATTCAATTGCTTCCGTTGCGGAAATAAACGAGGTGGAATTGTGAAAAATGAATTAATTAAAAAAAATAAACATAAACGAAGTATGATATCTTTAGACGATGTAGCTGTTGCTCAGCTCAATGATCTTTCTGTTTCTATGCGCTTGACAAAAAGTTTAATCATACGAAAAGCAATTGACGAATTATATTATAGAGAAAAAAATAATGTCAAAAAAAGTTTACATAGATTTTGAAACGTATTCAGAAGCCGGTTTCGAATGGGATGAAAATAAGCAATCCTGGAACTCACTTCCTAACTCTTCTAAAAAAGGTCTTCCTGCAATTGGAATTGCGCCCTACGCTACACATCCTTCAACTGAAATACTGTGCATGGCTTACGCGTTTGACGATGAGCCGAATGTAAACGTGTGGCTGCCGGGCGACCCTTTCCCCGATAGGTTACAAGAACACGTAGATAATTATGGTCAAATTGAAGCGTGGAATGTGGCTTTTGAAAGATGGATTTGGACATATGTAGGATGTTGTAGATACGGATTTCCTCTTAACGATTGTATCCAATTTGTATGCACACAATCTAGAGCAAGAGCATTTTGTTTACCGCCCTCTCTCGCTGAAGCCGGCGAAGTTTTACAGATACAAAATCAAAAAGACAAAGATGGTTGGCGTTTAATTAATAAATTCAGCATGCCGCGAAATCCAACAATTCGTGATAAACGAAAACGTATTACGTTTCAAGATGACCCTGTTGATGCGATGCGAATGATAGATTACTGTATACGTGACGTTGTAGCAGAGCGTGAAATTGATAAACAAATCCCCCAATTATCTACATTTGAATTTAAATTTTGGAAAATAGATCAAGCTATAAATGAGCGCGGTGTGTCACTTGACTTAAAATCCATTGATAATTTTATAAATATCGCTGAATCAGCCTATAAAAAATATAACGCCCGTTTATCAGAAATCACGGGTGGTGAAGTAAATTCCGCGACTGAAATATTTAAATTAAAAACATGGTTAGCAAAGCGTGGATTATTAGTTGAATCGCTAGATGCAGCGCATTTAGCTGAATTATTAACGCGTCAACTCCCCCTCGACATTTACGAAGCGCTTTCTATACGCGATAAAATTGGTTCTTCTGCGGTTAAAAAACTTTACGCGATGAAAAATAAACATTTCAAAGGACGCGCTAATGAGCTATTCGTCTATCACGCGGCACGCACGGGTCGTGCAGCAGGTGCAGGGATACAACCGCAGAATTTACCAAATCACGGTTTAACAGTTTCTATCTGTAAAAACTGTGAAAAAACAACGAGTCTAAAACAGTTTTGCCCGCGTTGTTTTTCAACGGAATTAGTACGAGATCAAGAGTGGAATTCGAAAGCCACGGAAGACGTAATAGAGTTAACATCATTAAATGATTTAGAATTTTGCTACGGAGATGCGATCGGTGCGATTTCCGGATGTTTACGCGGAATGTTTGTTTCACGGGAGGGTTATGATTTAATTTGCAGCGATTATTCAGCCATTGAAGCCGTAGTGTTAGCTGCAATATCTGAAGAAACGTGGCGATTAAGCGTATTTAAAACACACGGGTTTATTTACGAAATGTCAGCGTCTAAGATAACTGCAATACCTTTAGAAGAATATTTAGAGTATAAATCCAAAAATAAAAAACATCATCCTGATCGTAAAATCGGAAAAGTTGCGGAATTAGCGAGCGGATTTGGCGGGAGCATAGGCGCGTGGAAACGATTTAAAGCAGACGAATTTTTAACAGATGAGCAGATAATGCAAGCGGTATCTGCGTGGCGCAAAGCAAGTCCCGGAATCGTGAAACTGTGGTACGGTCTTGAAAAAGCCGCTAAGGATTCTATTTTAAATCCACAAACTGTTTATTCATACGGCGCTATAAAGTATTTTACGTCAAACGATATACTGCATTGTATTCTACCCTCTTCACGTTTCATCACTTATCATCGACCACGCATAATAGACAATGCGATCACTTTTGAAGGATATAATTCTAATGAAAATAACGGCGCCCGGGGATGGATGCGCATAGATACTTACGGCGGTAAATTAACTGAAAACTGTGTTCAGGCAATAGCGCGTGACATTCTCGCAAATGCGATCGTTAATTTAGAAAACGTAGGATATGAAGTAGTTATGCATATTCACGACGAAATCGTAGCCGAAATACCTGAAAAGTGGGGGTCAATTCAAGAGTTTGAAGAAATAATGTCAACATTGCCTATTTGGGCACACGGTTGGCCATTAAAAGCATCCGGCGGTTGGCGCGGTAAACGTTACACTAAGTAGATAATAAGTAACCCGAAAAAATAACTTGAAACCCGGACATTTGGCCATGCGTCTTTTATATGCGCGTCAATCATCTTAAAATTACGTCGAAACCTAATCGCGCTTAAAATCAAAACTTTTGGAGCTAATTTTTTAAGATGATTGATAATGACACGTATTTCATATGCTTCGCATTTGTGAAAAACTCGTAATGCTATGCCTATGTCGAATTCTTTAGACGTATTGCTTATAACCGCTAAACCCCCCGTCAGTGTTTGACGTATCGTTAAACCTTCAACATCGTATTTAGAATCTTCATGCGTGTAATTTAATTTTAAATGCGGATGTATTAGTCGGCTATACTCCGATATTTCATCGGGTATTTTTTTAAAAATATTAAACGATTTACTCGATGCTAGTTCAATTATTTTTATTCTTCGCTTAAATGATTTTAAAATTTCATCTATAAATTTTCTAGTCATTCTAGCGTCAGATAGCACATTCATTTTTAAACTCCATTTATTTTATCGACTTGATAAACTGTTACATCGTGCCATTGCTTATACCCTTTCGCTCGTGCGACCCAAAATTTAACAACTTGATCGGGGGTTGAAGATGAAGTTAATTTATCTTTAAAAACGGGAGAAGAAATCAACACAACTTTGGGACAATCATAAACAATAGGCGCAGGTTTAACAGCACACGATACGCAGCTAAAAGTTAATAGATTGAGTATAGCCCCATGCCACAGCCTTTTTACATGTCTTAGATACTTTTTCATTTTCTATGCTCTCAACATTAGTTTTAATTGACTGCTCTTGTACGACTACTTCCGAATTTATTTTATCTACTTGTTCTAGTTGTTTCTGTGATTCATCTTTTAATTCTTGTATTTGTGCTATACATCTGTCTGATAATTTTTTATAATGGTTTTTCTCTATAAACTCAACACTTAAAAATACCCAAAAAACTATCACAATCACTGATATAGAGATTATTTTAATATTTTCCAAATTCATTTAACGCTCCTATTCTTCTTTTGATTTAGGCTCAGTGTCGCTTTTTAATTTCAAATTAACGCCAAAACCGACCGTCATAGCGCTGATCCCACCGCCAAAATCTAAGGGACTCCATTCCCGATGTATCATGACACTCCCTAACCCTAAAACAAAATAGATAAAAAAACTTAACAAACATAAAACGCGAGAACTATCATACGTTTCGTTGTCACGACCTGTGAGGATATGTTTACACATTTTTCTAAATTCAGTAATAACCATCCGTGGCACCTCCCTCATGCTGTGAGTAGTACTCGTCTAATCCAGCTGCGCAAGTTAGTTAACTGCGAAGTATCACTATCAACTAACGCTAAATAGTACTTGATAGAATTCACGGTTATTCGTTCTCTAACACCGGGATATTTATTTATTTCTGAAATACTCATAGATCCTAAAATACCGTCGCAATTGACGTTGCAACCTAAATCATTTAAAGATAGCTGCACTATCCTAGCCGCATGATCGGGATTCATATTGATAAATAGCAACATCACTTGAGCAGAAATGACAAAATCTGCGATAAGATCCAAGCGATATTTATAAAAGAAATTATCAGAATAAATTTTACAGGCTTCATCCCATGTTAGATTTTTTATATCAACACTAGGGAATGCCCTTGAACTAATCCCGAATTTCGATAAACCACCGTAATCCCCGACAAGAAGACTTGTTTTTTCGCCTTCGGCTTCTAAGATATATTTTTTAACATCGTCAAAGTTAGCCATTTTTATTTATACCTAATGATTTTAGTCACGACATTGGAAGGCTGTATGATGTTAAACGCTGTTCCACTTCCCGCCGTTGCAGTCGTATTTTTAAGCGTCCAACCTGCGGTCGAACTCCCTTCTGCGACACCTCCTGCGCCCCCGCCGCATATGAATCCTGAAACGTCCCCGGTGTTAGCGTGAGCATGCGTACCAACTTCACTACTTGTTTGCGAGTGTCCTTCCTCGCCACCGTGTTGACCTGTTACGCTTCCGATTCCGAGCGGATCTGTACTTGCTGTGCCGCCTGAACCAACCGATGTTCTGCGACGATAATCCGGAACGTTAAACGTGGTAGTGCCGTTCCCATTTCCCCACGAGAAAAATGTCACGGGCACTGTCGCACTTGCAGTCGCAACAGCAGACATAGTGATCGCGGTACCGCTTGTGATACTTGCAACTGTTGCGCCTGTAGGGATACCGGCGCCTTCTAGCGCCATGCCGACATACATGTTAGCGGTAGAACTTAAACTTGTTAGAGTGTTTACAGTGTTAGTTGTTGTGCCGTTTAACGAAAAAGTAATAGCTGATTGCAACCCCGAATAAGTCGATCGTGAAACAGCACTACCGTCGCATAGTAGATAATCCGCTGGTGGTGTTACGCCCGCAAAATCTAGCATTACGCCGATAGGCACACCACTCGCATTTCCGCTGGTTATTAACCACGTATTGTCAGTACCCGGCGTTGCAGTGTTAGAAGCCACTTGATTTTCGTACACTACGCCGTTGTAATACACACGTGCATAAATAGGGTACGGGAAAGCTGACCCCAGATTTTGAGCCGCTAATATGAATTGCGGAGTACCAAACTGCTGATATTCTTGCAAGTTGTTCGTGATGTCCAACATCAATTGATTGAACTGACTTCGGGGAATAGGTAGAGCCGAAGGATTAGTTAATAAATCTTCTTCGTAAAATGGCGTAAAACCCGCATAATAGCTCATTGATCCGTCACCGGCGGCAGGAGTCGGGATAGTTGCAGGTACATCGTCAGCGTTTAAGCCGAAAGGATACACATAGTAGTAGTACGGACTAGCCATTTTTAAAACTCCTTTTTATACATTAAGTGTACAACAAATCAATAAAATTGCCATGAGTAAAATTCTGATTGTAAACGCCAAAACCCCAATTGAAGCCGCCGTTGATATAGTATTCAAGTTTCACGCCTGCGGGGCGAGGCAATAGATCTAAGTCTAAAATAACTTGTAAAAGCTCTTCCGGGAAATCATCTTGAGTAAATATATAGCGCATTGACATGTTTAAACCGTCTAATGCGTACAGTGTGCCCGCGTATCCGATGTTCGACGTAGAACATAGATAGTATAGAAACGCGTTAATATCGGGGATGCAACCCCTCGTTGAAAGCTGAAAAAACTTTAAACGCAACAGGAATCGTTGTTGATTAACGGTTAACGTAAATACTTCGCCTTTGGTTGAAAAATTAGAACGATTAAAATTAAGGTAACTGTTTTCTAGTCCGACAGTGTTAAACCCGAAAATAGGTTTATTATCCGATTCGGGATTTTGGTCTATGTACAGCGGTATATTAAGTATATATGACCACACAGATAGCCCGAACGTATCAGCTGTTTCTAAATTAAAAACATCGTCGTACCAGTTTTGCCAAAACGCTTCTTGATACTCGTTAAGCCAGTTTTGTTTATTTTGCAAAATAGCAATTAAATTCGTAGCATCGTTGTATTGCCACAAAATCGCATTAAGTATGTTAACTGAAAAATCAAATTGTTCGACAGTTTGGCTCATACTACATTTACCGTGATACTGGAAGTGTCGGTCACTGCTTGTTGCCAAACTTGGATCGGTATTTCAGTCGTCTGATAACTCGGTGAAAAACTAAAAGTAAATACACCGCTTCCACTAATCGTCGCATTCGCAGATAGAACAACTGCGTTACCACCGCTCAAACTAGAAACGGTTGTGCCACCGGGGATTCCGGCACCCGTCACAATCATGCCAACTAGTATGTCTGAGTTATACGTCAGATTAGATAAAACATTTGTGCTGATCGTAGTAGTTCCGTACTGCGTAAATGATTTTTTTGCAACTTGAACTTCTTGTACAAACAGCCCCGGCACTAAAATATTTATCGCGCCTGCGAGCTGAAACGGCGATACGGCGCCCCCGACCGGGAAGCCGGATTCGTTTGTTATGCCTCCCGCTGCGTATTGCAATATCGCGTTTTGAACAGATGCCACGACATTTGCAACAGAAGTAAACGCGTGCACTGTGACTATAATGTCAATTGCAACAAGTGACGGGGTGTCAAATAGCACTGTAATCGCTTGCCCTGAGTACTGATTAGTTACAACTTGAGAAACAGGAATTCCTAAGCCGTTGTTATATGCGCAACCGCCTGATTTTTTATTTGTTAGAGCCGTAGCGATATTAAGATTAAATGCGGATCCACCAACACACGTGTATAGTGAATGCGAAACCATCGATATGCCGTTTATAACCTGTGTCGTGCTCGTCACGTTTTCTTGGAAAATTAAACTTGTTACGCCAGGAACTGCATAAAGCACACTCGTAATAGCTTGAGCTAAACCCATTCCTGCTGCTGCTAGCGTATTTTGTCGGTATAAACGTGCTGAAGAATCTGTTTGCGTAGACGTACCGATCACTGCATCTGATGTATTTGTAACCGTTTCCCAGCCGAGAATATTACTGATTATACTAGTAAGTGTGTTAGCCGGCGCTGCAATAGAACCCGTATTCACGGCCTGGAAAGCTACACCTGTAAGCGTCCCACCTGTCGGTATTGTGACTTGCACGATGCTTTGAAAAATATCGCCATTTGAATCTGATATTTGTACGCCGGCGGGTATAACCGTATTTTCAACACCTGTCAACGTGCACACAGTGGTTGAGTACGTTGCAGTTGTTCTTTGAGATCCGAGCAATGCTAGTAGTGAATCTAAAAAAATACCGCCGGATAAATTAGGGTTAATTTGATTTGCAAGTGCTGCGTTATTATCTGCAAGTGCTACACGTGACAATGTTTCAGCCGTGATTAGCATACCTTGAGGCGTGTTAGGAGACGTATTTAAATCTTGCCCGAAAATCGATTTATATTCGTTTTGAACTTCGGTATTAATCTCGCCGGTATCCGTTGTGATAACGCCAGTCAACGCTATGTAGTTGTAAACATCAGCCATGT